TGTAATGCCTACGTTATAACGTGGCCGCTCCTCACCCCACCATCGGTACCGCAGCCAGTCATCCAGCACAATCCCGGTCAGGGATACCGGCAGCCAGAGCAGGCAGTACTGTGGGCATATCTGCCCCAGGACGTTGCCCGGAAGGCCGCTGTAGTCCCATACCCCCCAACCCAGCCACAGGTTGACGATGCACCCGGTCAGGAACTCCAGCGCCGTCACGATGCAGGCGCCGGTTAGTATCTGCTGCCACAGGGGCATGTCCCAGGGTAATACCTCATTGATTAGTCCCAACGCCACGAAACAGATGCCGCCCAGAAGGAACATCGTCCAATGGCTCCTGCCGCGCCAGGCCATCTCCAGGATTATGTACAACAGCCCTCCTGTAACCAGCAGGGCCGCATACTTGTCAACCTTCCGGTGTGGCATCCGTTCCACCTCCTGCAATTGTAGTAATCTCCACCAAGTAGGCCTTAAGCACATCTGACTGATACTGCTCCGGCACATCGGCGCCGTAGAATATCTCGGCTACCTCATCCGTGGTCTGGCAGCCAGCAATCCACATGTTAAGTGCGTTACAGTACGTGGTGTGATAGGACACATGCCACATGGCCGCCTGGATGATGGCCTGCATGTCTGCCGCGCTGTAATACCTGCAGGGCTGTCCATCGGCATGGTACTCCAGCTGAGTTGCCCCGGCAGTTATCTGGCTCAGCTTACCGAACAGGTTAAGCTGGTCCTCGATGGTCAGAGCATAATGCTCCACGCTGCCATCAGCCAACGCCACGTTGATACCGGCATAGATAAGCCCCTCACACTCCGCTGCCACCTCCCGGCGCTTACCTGCCTGCAGCTCCCCCAAGGTCGGGACATAAGGTTCCGGAGGCTCCCCTGGTCCATCCGGCGTATCAGGTGCCTGATACACGCTGCCATCATTGGACAGATACACCGTCTGTCCATCGTCCCGATACACCGTGTCATACCCGGTTAGGGTTGCTGCCTCCGTGCCATCCTCGGTGTAGATGGTGATGTCTCCCCAGGAGATGGGCACGGGGTCGGCAAACACAATCTGCATGACATTGGGAGACATGGGGCGGATACCCTTAATCTCATACAGCGGCTCATCCTTTCCTATTCTGATTTTTTCCATGTTTTTACCTTCTTTCTGCATTTTTATGTATTATAAAAGGCCCTTGGAGGGCCTGAATTTTCGTTTTTGCTGTGTGTTATACCAATTTAGCAATAAAAAC